GGCTTCGGTGTCGGATCGTTAAAAAAAAAGCGACCCCCTTTCGAGTAATTGCATCGTTGGCATAAGCATTGGAGGTTATCGAATGAATCGTTTCCTCCGAGCCTACGAGGGATTATGTGATCCACTGTCAGTTTCTCATCACTACCGCATTGCTGGCATACACCATCACGCTTGATGATTCGACTACGAATCTTGCGCCATTGAGTAGTTGATCCACTGCTTTTAAGACTGCTTGTCAATGCCATCCCTTATCTTGCCAATGCTTCCATGCTTTGCATGCTGAGCCTGAGTACCTATGCTCTAAGTATCTCATGTGTAACTGTATCTGTTGCATAGGGTTCATGTCTTTAGCAATAGGGTTCTTTATCTGTAATAGTCCATAGACTCTATGAGTACCACTTAGATTTCCTACTGCTTTGTGATTCCAGGCTGACTCTTTACTTATGAGTAACTTAATACATTTAGCCTCATGTTTAGGCATTGTTGCATTTATGTATTTTCTAGGATCGTACTTAAATTGTTCTATTGAGCCTGTGTTTGCGTGTGCCATCGGTGCAAACAGAGTTATCCCGATAACGATGGCTACCGAGCGAACTAACCGCTTCACGGTTCGCTCTGAGCCCCTGGAGGGCTCTAGCCCTGTAAGTGTACTGGTCATGTCAAATCCATTTCTCTGCCTGAGTAAAACCGCAGGTCAGAACGGCGTGTCGAAATCAAGCATTATCAGTTCGATAAAATCCCTTTCCTTTAAATGAGATGCCAGGTGCTGAATAGATGCGGTTTGCCTGGGCTCCACAATCGGTGCATCGAACAAGATCATGCTCCATTGGTAGTTCTAACTCCATTTGTAAATTACACAAAGGACAACGGTATTCATAAGTTGGCATGATTCTCCGATTCACAAGATTTACAACTCCAATGCTTTATTTTCCATGTACCGCAATTATCGCAGCGTGTGATGCTCTTTTCCCAATCGATCTCACTAGATGGGAGTTTGTCATAACCTGCTTTGCGGAGTAACTCCACCAAATCGCCCAATGTCAACATACAGACGAATTCATCGACTGATGCTTCCCCTTGATTATTGAGTCTGAAACATGCAAATCCCAACTCCCCAGTTTTGGATGTGCGTGCCTTGATTTGGCGGAGTGTCCCCTTTATGTCTAGGGAATTTCTTGCCTTGATCTCTATGTCGAACGGGACATTGAGAACATCTTTCCCTTGACCGCGACCTACACTAGCGTTAGGCCATAAGTGTTGCAAGTATTTCGCGACCATTCTTTCAGTCGCATACCCTCTATGCTTGCGATGCTGGCTTGACATTAACCGCGTGACACCTTAGGCATTGTAGGAATACTGTGTCATTGGGAGCAGGTGTTATGGCAATAGGCTCATTGCATAAATCACAATAAACAACAACTTCGACTATTTCCTCTAATTCACCGCCCATGACGATTGCTTCACCATCATTAAAGATCACCATTTCGCCCATTAGATCATCATTCCTGTTTCTACGGCTCGCCATACAGTGCAAGGGTTACCGTTCGCGTTCAAGCGCGTTTCGCCTGAATCTATGATTAAGCCATCTCGAAGCAATGTGATTCTTGATGGTCTTACTGTGTCACCTGACATCATCAAAGCAGACTGCATCTCTTGATCAGTTGCCCCTCGAAGTCCTTGTCTGATGAGGTATTCATAAATAGTTAAACGAATCGATCCTGACTTTGGATAGATGCGCTCTGCTGCTATGCGTGAGGTGTTTCTTGCATCTTTCGCAATGATGACTTTGTTGTCCATCATCCACGCTTTTTCTGTGCTCGCCATGAGCCATCAGGTGCGATTTCATACCAAATGACATCCTCGCCCTTTGGACAACGATCCATCTCACCTGTTGCTGCTGCACTGCACTTAAAATGACCCCAGGGTTTGTTAGCCTTTGTCATTCCATGAGCCCAGTGCATTTCACCATGAGGACATCTCGGAGTGTCTTTCTCAGTTGTACCACCAATGATCTCTTTTACCACTGAAACTGCTTCAGAAATTGTTTTTGGTGCTTCAACTGTTTTGATTGTCCAGGGATCATCCTCTTTTGGAACTGGAATGTATTCGGTCTTTGGCTTTGCGATTTCGCTACGAGCAACCTTAATCATTTCCTCTTTCGAAGGTCTTTTTCCTTTAGTCGCATAACCTGCGTTTGCAAGAGCGCGACCGATTGCACTAGTCTCACAGTTCTCCAATGCGCTAGTTGCATTAACCCCTCTACTGCTAACGCTCTCCTCCGCGAGTCCTGAGGAGTAAGGCACGCTATCCGCGTAAGTACGGTACAACCATGCTTTAACAATGTATCGATCACCCTGGAAAGAAATAAGTTCTGTTTCAACGCGGCCATCAGGATAGTCCTCCCAAAATGTAGTTGCTTTTACTGGATAACCAAGTCGTTTTTCAACTGGTTCATAATTGTCAAGATTAAACATAAAGTTCATCCTCCTCGGTTGCGAGTTCTAGTGCGATTGCAAGATACGCGATTGCATCTTGATAGGAGTCGACATGGCTAGGTGTTTCCTGGATTCTTGAGAGTTTGACTTCGACCATTGCAAGTGCAGCCTGAGAGTCTGTGATTGGGAAATCAAATAAATTGGTAAGCCTTGAAGCGATCCGACCTTGATTGATTCTCGGATGACCGTAGATTCGACCACGATCTTGCATGATGTCGATTGCATTAATAAGTGCCTCCGTTGCCTTCATTACTCTCTCCAAAATTCTGCTCGGGATACTGAACGGCCTCGGGTGTAACCCTCCCTGCGACCATCTTTGACACCTATTGCATAACCGCAAACCATAAACATAAATGCCAAAAAGGCAATCGCTGCATAAATCAAAAAGTCCAACGAGTTCATTACTTTGCTCCCTTTTCTAGTAGTTCACCTGTTATGACAACAGGATCAATGTTGTTTGTTACCTGATAAATCTTTCCGTTTGGATGGATAGACGGTGCAGTTGCAACATAACCACGCCATTTGATGTCAATGCCAGGCTCAATGGATGACCTAAAATTCAGGCTTGAGTCTGCTTTGTAGTAAAGATGCAAACCATCACCTGTTTCAACTGTGTAAGTTTCAGGCATGTAATCCTGAAGTTGTCCACCATTACGATAGTCGATGTCAATGACAACCAAGCCTGAGGTGATGCAGGCAATGCCAACATTGGCGGTTGGTACTAGATCAAACCAAAAGTTAATGAGGCTTGAGTCCTTTGATGCTCCTAAATAAGCCCCTTTGATTAAATCAAAATGAGGTTCTTTCTGTTTTGGTAGTAACGGCATAACTGCCCAACCGCGCTCTGCATAATCAAGCGCCTGTTGGCGTGTATCGATTGTAATCATTTTGCTCCCTATCCCCGAGAGTTTCTCGGTTCATGGAATAAGCATCTCAGATGGCTAGGATTTGTCTAGCCTATTTTGATAACGAAACGATAACGATTCTGAATAGTCAACCGCATCGTCAATGGTCTTTCGCACTGGAAAGATGTCGCGAATTAGATCATCCATAGTTCTTACCATAAACGGTGAATGAGCCATCCTTGTTAATAGGGATGAGCATCGGTGAAAGGTTCTTGCCATGTGTTTCCAGGATAGCAACGCTCATCTGCCAATTAGCCGCTCCAGCCTTCAAATAAGAGGCTTTGCGCTTGTCCATGACATTACCTGCCTCTACGCCCCAAAGAGTCCTGTATGAGCCTCCTATGCCCTCAGAATAGGCACTGATACCTGCTCTGTGAGTGTGACCGCAAACAACTGACTTACCAAACTTCTTAGCCAAACCGAGGGCAGTGAGTCCTGCGTTGGAGTTCATCGATCCCTCGTCCCCATGAACCAAAACCCAACCTGGATGGAACTCAAAAGGCTTCTTATGGAATCGAATGTCTAGTGAAGCAAAGTCCATAAATTTTGGATACTCAAGTTCGGGCAAACCTATGAGGGAGGGTGCTCCTCGCAATAGTGTGTGATAAAGGCGATCTGTGTGATTGCTGCGAGTGATGTCTGTTGTGCGTAAGTCCCAAAGAATCTGTTGAGCAAGGCTTCGATCAGCATCGAGTTGACCTTCCCATTCTAAACCTGTCCCCTTTGCCCATTTTGATTGAGCCTGCATGTCCAGTTCATCTCCAGTATTTAGGACTAGATCAAACTTTTCACGATTAACTAACTTGATTAAATTCTTGACTGCTGCTTCATGATGGTAAGGAATCTGAAGGTCGCTGATTACTAAAATTCGAGATTTGTTTGTCATTCATCCTCATCGTCATCCTCGTAGTCACCAAACTTTTCAGGATCGATTGGTGATGGCAAAATCCAGGCAGGATAAGATTGAGGCTCTGTAATCATGAACAAGGCAACCGACTCTGAGAAGCCTGCCTTTTTCAATGATTTATAGTATTCATGCAGCCCGATGCAGAAAGCATCAAGTTCTGAATAGCCTTGATCCTCAAGTGCCTTTGTTGCTTTTCTTGCCATGAGATAATTGTTACCTCTCTAGGATGCGAATAATCGTTTCAACACGCGCTTCAAGTGCAGTTATTTGATCCCTCATGCTGCTTCCTGAATTTGGCTTTAACTCGTTCAGGTAGTGTTTGACCAACCATTTCACTGATCCAATAAAGGAACCAATAACGGTCAACGCAGCAGTCGCAACAACCGCCAAGTCCTGCGCGGTCATTACTTTTTGGGAGTGGCGTAACCAAAGACACCTGCTAAAACCGCCCAAAGGATTGAGCGATAATCGACATCGAAGTTTGAAGCAGCCCAGGCAGAAAGAAATGCACCTGCGGTTAGTACAATAGGGTTTTTCATGTTCATCTGTTTTCTCCGATCATAGGGATTTCTTTGTAAAACGAGCCATCCAAATCCGCATCTTTGCGAAACGAGAAATGGGCATGCTTGATGTGTGGATTAACCCCAGTGTATTTACGCCATCTCCAGTTAAGGATTGGCGAAGCAATTCTTTTGTCAAAAATGATGTAACTAAATCGTCCATGTTTTTTGGCATAAAGTCGAATCTGATCAACCAAGTCGGGCATGACATCGCGCCCTTTGGATAAGTCGCGATCAATGTCGATGGCGCGTACCCAACCATTAGCATCCGCATTGTGGTCAGACTTACGAGCAGCATGCCTTGCATCTGAGTAAGCCCCTGAGTCCGAGCGACGATCACGATCGGCGAACGCATCGTCAATTTGTTCTCGAAGTTGGATTGCTGACTTTGATAATCTAGGTTTCATTATCCGAGGATTGTTTTGAGTTCATCCTCGGTCAAACCGAGTCGAGCCAATAGAGCAATCTTATCTGTTTCTGCTTTTACTTTTGCAGCCGCAGCCGCCGCCGCCGCCGCTTGTCCTGCTTGGTATTGTGCAAACTCATCATCATTCATTTCTCTGTCAATGACTTCATCTGTCTCTGTGTTATGGATTCTAACCATTGGACGCTTTGTTGGTTTTGTCATTTTAGTTCACTCCGTAAATTGCAATTTGACCGCCTGAAAATGTACCGACATACTCAGATGAAAATTTTATAGAACTTATTGCTTTCCTTC